CAAACTTTGTATCTGATGTCTTTAAACTTTTCTTTTCTGCTCCAACTACATCAACATCCGTATAGTTATATGTTGCATCAGAAATAGATGTAGAGAGATCATTAACAGCCTCTGCTAATTGATAAATATACGTAACATCAAGAGGTTGCCCTCTTTCTGGTAGTGGTACTTTTGCCATTTTATTCCTCCTATTAAATTATACCAAAGACACTGTGCCAGAGTCAAAGATATTTAGTGCTGCCTTAATTTCTTTTTTTGATGAAACAATTTGAACTTTTACTCTGACTGATGTAGTCCCAGTTTTTAAAAATGAATATGAATGTTCTTTTGATTTCCCGTGATAAGCAAATTCTCCTGAATCAAACTTAACAAATACATCGTATTCTGGAAAGTCGTTTTCATCTCCCCATACAGCCGTAACAACGTTTCCTGTCTTAGATACTGCACCACTGGTTGCAATAACATCAGTACCGTCAGAGTTATATATAGGGGACCAGTGCGACGTTCTGTTTCTATCTTCAGAAATAAGTCTGTATCTTGCATTATATTTTAAAGTATCGTGGTCAATTGCTGGTAGTGTTGACTTTAAAATTCTTGTTTTTTTAATATTTGCATCAGCCATTATGTTACACCAATAGAAAATCTAAATTCAATATAATTGCTTGTATTTGGTGACTTAATGATAGTTGCAGAAGTGTCATTTTTAATAACAGAATAGCCAGTCAAACCGTAAAGTGGATTTGTTGTTGCAATATTTTCAAGTCTTAATGCATCTAGTGCAATATAATAATCAGATGAAGGAAATGGTCCAGCAGTTCCATTCATGTCAAGAACACAAGCATAAATCTTAACAACGGTAACTGCTTCCCAAGTAAAGTTTTGGGTTGTATAAAGTTCTTGTAGTTGTTTCTTTACTACAAAATATCTGTTTGTTTCAAAATCATATCCATCAACATCATGTTCAATATTAACTTCAAACCTTGCATAAACATCTGGATCTGTAACATCTGTACCTGCAAAATCAATTAATATTCTAATTGTGTCTGGAACTGCTACAGAATCACCATCTTTATTTACTAAAGAAAATGCAAACCTTAATTCATCTGTTGGAGAGTTTTTAGAAAAATCAACATTTGGTGCAGTTAAGTGTATATGGTTTGACCCATCCTCAATAACAATATTATCAACTCCGCCAGAGCCACCGCCATCTAAGGTTAAATCTGAATCATCTCCTTGAATTAAAATAGTATTATTTAAAAACCTTGCACGTTCATATCTTTCAAGACGATTTGTTTTATAGAAGATGGCATTATCTGCATTTGTTTGAAACACACCATCTGTTGCAATAACATTATCATCTTCTGGATCATCTAAGGGTGAAGATATTGTTGGTATTGCTGTGGCTGCAGAAGCGGTATGATGAACCCAGGTTTCTCCCTGTGCAAAAGAAAAGACAGTCTTACTATCGTTGGCACCAGCAGATGGGTTTGATCCTGCAGAGTATAGCCCTACCTCTGTTATTTCATATCTTTCCTCTGTTGGTAGTTCTGCGGTAAGTACAATTTTATCTATACCGTTTTCATTTATAAATCCTCTAGAAGAGATGGGAACTCTAAACATTTCAAAATCTAAGTTTGTTTTTGTTGCAAAATCGTCTGCAACATCTTCTGTCTGTAATGGTTGTGGCCCACAGCCAATTGCAAGATATGAGGCATAGGCAGGTGCCTGACCAAGCATATATTTCCCGATTATGCTCTTACCCTTATTAGTTATCATGACGTGGTTGCTCCAAAGTTCGCTTCATATATTGTACCATTTATGGCAATTTGAATCTCTATTTGTTCATCATTATTCATATTAATAGTCTCAATAATTAAATCACCAGTTTCTTCTTCAATATAAACATTTTCACCATTAGGACCATTTCCTTCAAGAGGGACCTTTTCTTCAAACTTAATTGAAAAGTTAGCAAAATAGGTATCAGAAGTTGCCTGTAATCTTAAAATATTATTTGGGTTGTATCTTTGCTGAACTAAGCCAAGATTTTTAATTGGCGAGTAAGAAACACTTTGACCATTTATAATATCATTTCTAGAAACACTTAGCAATTCATGGCCACCAATATCTTCAAATATTAGGTCTGTCATAATTTCTACGGACATAGATTCATCATTAAAAAGAACAGTGTCTATTGGTGCGGTTTTGGTTGGTGCAGGAGAATATGCTGTAACAACTGTTGCATTTGACGGGGTTTGTGGGACTGGAGATACTGTCATTTTATACCTCACTCAAATAAATTGTCATGCTTGGGCCACTTTCTGATCTTTGATATTCTATATTATAAACTACAAACCTAGAAGAATCTTTAGAAACTAAATCTAAACCAGATGAATCTTTATAGTCTATAGTTACAATGTCGCCAAGTTGTAATGTTGGAATGCTAAATATGTTCATGCCAACAGATTTTTTAGGTACCATTAATTTATTAATAATCCAGTTCATCATTGCATCTGCATCATCTTGTGTCTGTATATACGGACTATCAATACTAAATTCATTCTTACCGTATGTCAATCTACTTAACTTTATTTCATCGTACCTTGATTTTTCAACCAGGGTAGAATAAGTTGATGTGCTTCCAAGTAGTTCTGGATCAGATAGGTTGCCACGCTTCTTAAAGAATTCATCTACAGTTAGTTCATGCGTTGTATCTTGTGTAAATGTGACTCCCTGAATTCTTAAAAAATTTCCAGTTGTTTCATCTAGATTTAATGCTTTATCTGTTGAATTAAATATTAAAAATTCTGCACCGTATGAGTCTGCATAAAATCCAGAGGTTGTGTATCCCTTTATATTATTAAAGGTTGGTGAAAGTTTTGCATAAAGTGCTGGGTATGCACGATCATACTTAATATCAAAGTATGCACATTCACGCATAATAGATCCAAACTCTTCAAAATAAAGATTATACTTTGGTGGCTGTTGAGCACTAATTCCAGATAGGTAGGTTGATTGAACCACACCACTCATTGCGTATTTTCTAAAAGATTCTGTAACGTCAACTTCTTTATCTCCAAATACCTGACCTAAAGTATCATTAACAGTAAACACTGTATTCTGGCTATAGTTTTTAGATAGGGCATATATATTTTCAAACATACATCTTGAAGAACCACGAACAAATAGTGCCATATTGTTATATGTTGGGAGTGGATCTGTATCATCTACAATTTTTATTAGTTGATTATTTATATATAGATAGAATCTTCTAGTGTTTCCAATGTCTATATATTCTACTGACAAGTCATATACCGTTGAATTTTCTTCTCCTGCAAGTCTTTGCTGTCCAGTAAACTTTCCATCATCAACAATAATCTTTGATAGCCCACCCCAAAGTTTTACTGGTATCGCATTTGAGTTTGATGAATCTTTTTTAATTTTATAGAACACAACATTATTTACTGAAAACTGTGCATTATTATTTTCATCAACCTTTAGGTACGAGTTTATGTTGTCTTCTGTTAATGCAACAATCTCAAAATAATAACCATTGTTTGTTTCTGGATTTAATAAAAATGCCAATCCTCCAGAGCCTCCACCTATATTTATATTTTGATCTGGCTGATTTCCAGATAACTGGTAGTATGTAATACTTCCATTTGGAGATTGTGTTCTAGTTGTATTATTTTCAATTTTACCAATAATCCTTAGTCTGGTTCCAAAATGTTTATATGCATTATCTAAATCTTTATACACATAAGATAGAAAATTTAAAGGGGTTTCTGTTGTCTTAAAGGATGGACCATTAAAGACTAAAGCAGATGACTGAATTGTTCCTGTTTGTGTTGATGGCAAATTGTTTACTTCTGTTTCGCTTAAATAACTTGTAGCCATAAAATTCTTTATAATGCTATTTCTTGTTGATTGTTTTGCAACAGTATTACTTATGCCTGCTGCTGCAACCGTTGTTGCGGGAACCGTAGATGCAAGATCATCATCTAACTTTGTGCTAAATAAATATTGAGACTGCATATTTAATCCACGAACATTGTCGTTATCTGTCCAATAACTATTTATTCCAGCAAAGTGGGGAACTATCTGAGTTCCAAACTGTGCACGTCCATGATCAACAACGGCACCATTTTGCAACCTTGTTAGTCCATCTATTGTTTCATAGTTTGGTGTTGCATAAATTCTTACAAGGCCTGTAGGATATATTTTTCCATTAAAAGGTATTGATGAAAAATACTTTTGATACTCTTGATTGCTACTAATCCATACTTTTCCAGTTCCAGTAATATCAAATTCTGAAGCGTCATATCTAATAACTTCTCCGTTAGAGTATACGTATCCGTTATACCTTGTTAGCCAGTATACATTTTCTCCAAGGTCTATTACATTATCTGTAAGAACATTTCCTACTACAACTGGTGGAGTTCCAACTAGGTCTGAGTTTAGTGGCATTGCTCCCAATACATAACTACCCTGCTTTGAAGCAAGTTCATTTATTGTTTTTGTATTTTCTGTTCCACTAACTTCCCACAAAAGAGATGGCTTATAGATCCAGGTTTTTTCTTTATCAATCATTGTTGATTGACGGATTGAACCATAAGATCTCTGAATATACCTAGTTGTATAATTAATCTTTCCATCATTNTAAATCTTTTTATCTTGTGANGCTATAGCAAGAATATTAGGAAGATTTCCAGAACTAGAGTTTTCAACAATACCAGAATCNGTTTGATTNTTAGATCCAGATAAAACAAAATNTGTTTCTCTNTGATCTANNGTNGGCATTAAATAATCTTTGCTCATTACTACAAAATTATTATATTCATCAAAAAACATTGCACTTTGAGTTGATACTGCTAANTGNTTTAAAACTTCTGCAACGTTTTGATCTGGNGCAACAAAAAAATATGGAATGATNGGATCTGATTCATCTGCCACACGNCTAAATGTGTAGTTGCTAAATCCAATATANTCAAGAAGCATTGATANTGCATAACTTANTGATGTCTGTGTTGTAAGTAGTCTTGGTGCTGGCATTGATTCTAAAAAGAAATAAAAATCTCGTAACTCTATTGATAATTTTGCTGCAGTAACATCTGCTTGAGGAAAACCTTCTGAGTATAATGTTTTAATAGGAACAGAGTATTCATCACCCTCAACATCTAAAATTGATTCATAAAAAACAAACTTAATATTTTTTCTAATATAGTCAGCAACAATGCTTGATGTATTGTTTTCATTAAATGCCTGATCATCGTCAAATAAAGAAAGCGTTCCAGTAGAAGCAAGTAATTGTCCAACAGGAAGAGATGTAGTCCCTATGTCAGATAATATTTTTTTAATATTAAAATCAATAACTTTATTTGATATGTTTGCAACTAGTCTGGGAGACATTTCAATTAAATCAAAGGTTGAATCAAACTTATTCATTGTTTCTGCTATAACTCTTATACCACGAATATAAGCAAACTCTCTATATGTGGTTTGATTGTTTGCATCGTTTGTAAATAGTTCTGGGTTTGTTAAGTCTGTAATAAGTTTTGTTGAACGATTTAAAACTCCAGTGCCAAGTATCCATCCATATTCTGGAACAAAAGAATCATATTCTTCGCTTGATCCATTCCAGATGTATAGGGTTCCACGAGTGTTTATATTTTCAACTACAAGGTACCCATCTCCATTAAAAGATTGCTCTGGCAATAAGGTTGTAGATGCTATCTTTTCAATAAAGGTAAATGTTGTTTTATATTCATCTGGAAGTTTTAATCCATATTCTAACTCAACATAACCGTCTTCTGGAATAATAGCAGTATCGTCATCACGAACAGAGTTCTCATCAAAAGAATAAGCATCAATCCAACTATTTTCATTTAAATACTGAATCTTCCATCTGACTGGAGTTGTTTTATTTGTTGTGCCATATAGAGGATCCTGCAAGGTTCCTGACTGTGTTGTAAAAGTTCCAAGGTCTGCCGTTCCCACATTTGTCTGCATTTTTACTACAAGTCTATTTGCTGGTACATTTTCTTTATAAACTACAAATGGAACAGCATCATCAATATAGTTTAATCCATTAGATAAATTCTTTGCAATTCCTCTTTCAATGTTATCTTCTGTTCTAAATGATGACCAATATCTAAATTGATCATATCTTGAAGCCATGTAATATCTTGGTCTTTCTGCAAGGGAGGCACCAGAGTTTGCAAAATATCTATTATTAAAATAAGAGGCTTTGTTAATTCCAGAACGTGGTCTAAAAGGTTTTATGCAATCTTCTAAAGAATATATCATCTTCATTTTTTCTTTAGTTGATGTAAATAGTTGCGGTACTCCAGAGTTATCAAACCCTCCATCTACAACAACATCTGCATCGGTTGCACCTGTGTAGTAGTTTCCTAAATCTAAACTATCAAAATTTAATGGAAGTGTTCGGTATTGAACATCTGAATCAGTAGGTCTATATCTATAGTTGCCAAGTTTATATATATTATCTGGCATATTCATATTCCACTCAGCCAGGACTAAGGACTGTAAGCGTACTGTTGAAGATGTTTCTAGATGTGTCTTTAATGTCTCACTAACAAACATTTAGACCTCTTCCAGTGTTACCGAAATATTCCAAAGATCGTGATT